CGACAGTCTCTTCGGACACCTCAAGGTGTCGACGCATCGCCAATATGACATTGAGATCAAGCACGAATTCAACCAGTACGCACCTGGTTTGACCAAATCAATGCACGACCCTATCAACCAGTGTGGACCACTCTTGCGCGAGTGCGTCCCCGTTGCGACCGGCAACGATTACGAGTCCTTTATGGCCGCTTTTAACAAGCGATGTAATTTTCTGGCTACCGATGACATCGACGATGATGTTTACGACGAGGCTTGCGCCCTAATTGATGCGCTGCCTGAACTCTTCGATGAAGAGTGGGATGAAAATGAACTTGACCGAGCCCGCTGGGCTGCCAAGTTCGACCACCACAAACAAAAGCGTATGGCTGACGCTTTTGAGTGCATCCCCGACGCCACCAATAGATATATTGGGACCAAGGATCTGAGCGTCAAACAAGAGATCCTGTTGAAACGCAATGACCCAACGTTCGCCCCGCGCGTCATTTACGCGGGCAACGACGTTTTCAACACCATCACCGGCCCCGCTTCCATGGTAGCTATGGAGCGTATGGAGACCGTCTTCGCAAGCGTGCCACTTGGCAACATTAGTTTCATGACCGCTTACAAGAAAAATGACGTCACACTCGCTACCCACCTCACCTCCGACCCTGCCCTGCGTTTTATCGCTGAGGGCGACTACAGCGCAAATGACCGCCAACAACGACAGCGGACCCATTTGTTATACGACAGGTACCTTGACAAGGTGCGCATGCCGCTGTGGTTCCGTGACCTCCTGAAGGCAATCGACACTTTTGACGTGCAAAGTCGATCCTTCGGCCTACGTGCCACCATCAGCCATCAGTTACCCACTGGCACTACCAGCACTACTCCCCGTAATAGTTGGTACAATGCCCTGATGTTTGCTGTGACTTGTGGTAGACAGGACTTGCACGGCGTCGCTGACATACTCGGCGACGACCTGCTGGCTGCACTTGACAAGCCCATCGATTTGGGTGCTTGGATAGGTGTGGTCGACAAGTTCAAGATGATCTTGAAGGCCAAGAGTCCACAGTTGGACTGTCACGCAACTTTTCTCTCCAAACGCATCATTGTAAACTCGGAACCACCCTGCATGGTTCCGCTCATAGGTAAAGCTATCGCGCGTTTTAACGCCCGCGGTGTTTTCTGCGACGCTGTTTCAACCGACCAGTACATGGCCGGCAAGTCGCTCTCCTACGCTTATGAGTTCCGTCATGTCCCTTTCATGCGCGATTTCTTTTTGGATCGTTTCGAGTCTTGCGACCGTAGCATGTTACGTTTGGACGACCTCACGTGGAATTCACGGACTTCTGGTGTTACTCTTGATAACATCGCCGCATCCATAATGGATGAGCCCGTGCTCGTCTCTGACGAGACGTTCCGCGATTGGATGATGGAGGCTTACGATGTTGGTTTAGCCGATCTAGGTGAACTCTGTTCTATGGTTATTTCGAGCGGCGAGGTCAAACTCGTCTCTCACCCGGCAGTGGAAGGTTTGTCTCGCGATTGGGCGTGATCAACCAACTACTTATTGGTGCTCTAGACATGTGAATTGTCAGGGTGGCTCAGTCCCCGCACTATGGCCTGTGGCCAAAGCTTCACAGCGAAAACACATAGGCTATCATGC